TCAATCAATTCATTTAAATCTTCATATAGATTTCCATATGCCTGATGTTTTGCATACGATTTTGTTTGCCAGTGTAAAAATTTTAGTTGGATTTGAGCCTCAACTAATTTTCTGATGATATCTGAATTTTCCATATTTTAATTTCCTTCTGCCGCTTTACAGGAGATTTTGCCTTGTTTATCTTTTTCACAAAAAGCCTGTTTTAATTCATTATTAATACACGCTCTTCCAGTGAATGGTATTTGACGTTCACCATCAACTATAATTTTACTTTTAACATATTCGGCGGTAACTTTTTTTTCACCTTCATAATAATCACCCTCCTTACAACCTGTACCTTTCATTTCCACTTCTTCATTCAAATAAGGTTTCGCATCACCAAGTCTAGTGTCAACAAGTTTTTTGAAGTTCTCGATTATAAATTTTTTACCCCCAGTGTGTTGTTCACGGATTCTATTTTTTTCTTCCTCAGACAAATCATTTAATAAATGTTTCATATTATGTTTTTAATATAAATACAATCAAAAACAAAAAATGGAGGTTATAAACCCCCATTTTCAAATTCGATTTCTTGTTGTTTCTTTTTATCCACAAAAGCTTGAATCCTTTCCCTTGCAATTTCTGTATAGTTTGGGCTGAGTTCGATTCCAATCCATCTGCGGTCAAGTGTTTCTGCTGCTACACAACTGGTTCCGCTACCGTTGAAGGGGTCCAACACAATATCATTCTTATAAGACAAAATCTTAATTGCCTTGGTTGGAATATCCATTGAGAATGTTGCCTTAGTCATTGGTCTAGAGTCATTCAAGTATTTCCACTGTCCAAACACAAGTTCCATAAATTCCTTTTTATCTTCTTCTTGATAAACCACCTTTGTCTTGAACGTCCCATCTTCTTGTTCTATTTGAGTGGGGACTCCCTTCCATTGTGGCTCACCTTTAACTTTCTTAATGTGGTGTTTCTTATAAGCAAGAATTACACATTCCTTCGGGTTGTAAACATAAGGTCCGCTAGGACTCATCCAACTTCCCCAAGCGGTTGTCTTGCTTCGGTGGGGACTATCTTCCTCAAGGTCAACGATACCAAAGAATTTAAAACCAATTTGTTTCATTACCTGATAAAATTCGGAAACGAAAAAAACTCTACCTCCCCTATCTTGGACATTCACTTCCAATGGTATATTTATTGCAACCCTACCATCGTCCTTTAATAATCTATATACTTCAGTTAACCAATTTTTACTCCAAGTCCAATAATCTTCCATATTTGTGTTATCAATATGTGTGTCATAAGGTATCCCTACATTATATGGAGGCGATGTCACAATCAAATCGACGAATGAATCGGGCATTTCTTTCATTACCTCAATACAATCACCGTTGATTACTTTATTTATATAATTTTCAATCATTTTCTATTTCAAAGATGTGTTTCCTCCACCATTTTCCAAATTTATTTTTTGGTTTATCAGGTATAAATCTGTCAAAGTAAAAAATACTTAAAACAAATATAGTCAAACATAAATAAATTTTCCAAAACATTTTATTTCTCTAGATTTTTAATTTTTCTATCCAAATACCAAAGAGCTTTCTTTAGGTCTTGAAGTTCTTTGTCATAATCTTTCTTACCTGCCCTTGCTACGTATTTAACTACGTTGAACAAATAGGCGTCCATATCAAGACCCCAAGCCTCGCATACTTTTACAACTTCATATGTGTTTTCCTCACCACCATAATGCTGAGGGTGATTTACCATTTCTTTTATCATACAGTTTGAATTTTCGCCCAAAAAACACCGTCAATATAATTTGTTTCAAAATTTTGCCATTCAAAATTATCCACGCCATCATCTACTTCTTTAATAGGAAAGACTTTTGATTTATAATCATCAATATACACCACACCTTTACTAGATAAAAAATTAATTGTATTTTTTATATCCTCCAATACACATTCATAAGTGTGACACCCATCTATCTCAATAAAATCAAATAATATATTTTTTGATTCCAAAAATGGTTTAACTGTTTCTAAACTACTACCTTCTATAAGATACAAATTTAAAAATTCTTCGTAATATTTTTTTAAAAATTGAAAATTTGGTTTTGTGGCATTACAAATACAAATATCAAAAATATAAAAATTTGTCTCAATGTTTTTATATTCTAAATTTTCTTTTTTTAAATTTTTTATTTTTTCACAAATAAATGAAGCAGAATGACCAATATTAAAACCAATTTCAATTAAATTTTTTGGTTTTATTTCAGTTATCAATTCTAATATTTTTTCTTGTCTATTTTCAAACCAGCTTATATTACCTTCACATCCTGATTCAATCATACCTTCTAATAATCTCATTTTTTAAATTAAATTAATTTATTTAGATTTTTCAAATAAATAAAAGATGACCCAGTGTGCTTTTGGATTAATTTACACCATGATATATAATTAGGCCTCTGAGTCACCTATTTAGATTTTACAACATAATATCCTTTTCCGTATTTACTTTCTTCAAATAAATTTTCATCAATCATTTCATTAATTACTTTCTCAGTCTCAAACATTGATGACTTTAATAAATATTTACTGATGTATGAAATATGAACCGGCCTTCTGAGTTTAGCTAACAGTATTAGTTTTGATGAATTCATTTCTGAGTTCTTTGAACTTTTTTTTAATTTTTTCATCTTCAAATATGAGTACATCTGAATTCAAATATAACTCAATAATTTTAAAATTCAAAATTATTTCTTCTATTATTTTTTCATTTACAAATTTTTTATTAAATCCCATTTTTTTTCAAATTTTCTATGGTTCTTTTTTGAATCAAATAGTTTAATACTTTTCTCTTAGACACAGGTATTAAAGAAGCTTCTAATGGAAAATCGTATGTTGCGGTTATAAAAAATACTGGTAACTTTTTTCTTTCATCATGAAGTTCGATTATCATGTTGATATCTTCCTCATTATTAGGGATATCAATTTTTATAAGATTCATCTTCGTGTCTATAGTTAATCTATCCCTTTTTTCAAAGTTATAAATCCACAAATAATTCTCTGTGCCCTTTTTTATATGTATAAATCCTGAATTAAGATTGAAGTTTTTCTCATTTTTAACAATTTGTACAGAAATAGAATCATAAATAATAGTATATACTGACTTGGCAATATTGAAATAATTAATAACTTTTTGTCCTGCGAACTTCACTATCTCATTAAATTCATCGAATTCCTTTTCTGATTTTAACTCTAAGGGTTTATATTTTATCTCTGATACCAAAATTTCATCATCAATATTTTCAAATATCTTGGTGAAATATAAGGATTTGAATTCATTTGATATTGATTGTAGATTTGCCAAATGCAAGGAAATTTCCGTATAGATTGGATAAATTTCAAATTTTTCTATTTTTTTATCAGCATATTGAAGAAAGTCATATAAAAGATATTGCTTATGTTCTAAATCAATTGGTTCGGATAATAACCAATTTGTATCCAATTTGAACATGGATTTCTCTTTCTTTACCCTACGTGATATTGTGTCATTCATTAATTATGTCTAAAAATATAATATTCTCTTTCATTAAATCTGATTGTGTCATACTCATTATCGTATGATGACATCTGTCCATAATCTTCATTATCTATAAGATACTGAACTAAGCTACTTTTGTCAAGATAATCTGAAACATCACTACCCATATTATCTAGATACTCCTTGTAATTATTAACATAGTAATCTACAGTATCAGATATTTTTTCTTCAATTGCCTCTTCTTTATAATCTCCGTCTGGTGAATCTTTAATTTCATCTATTTCAGTTTCAATTTCTTCAATTCTGTCAGTAACTTCATCATATTCATCATCTTCCGGCTCTAAGTCGTGAAGTCTTAATTCAAGTTCGCCCTTTTCACTTTCTAATGAGTGAATTTCATCTTCTTGACTTTCACTTAATTCTTTATCACTTTCATCAAGGTATGAATCAGGATTATCTCTAATATCATTTTCATAGGTATCTTCAATATCACTTCTTAATCTATCCATATCCAAGTTATCTTCAATCACAGACCGGTTGAATCCTTCTGTCCCGACATCATCAACATATTGTTCCCAATATTCTTCAAAAGCTCTATCAACTTCACCTCTTGTTCCCAAGAAATATTCTTCATCTTCTGAGTCAGGTAATTTTGATTTGAATGATGCAAGTCCATACATTTGTCCATCTGGAATCAAATCATAGACATCACCGAACTTTCCATCATTAAGTTCCTCAATTTCAGAATCAACCGCATCTATTTGTCCTTCTAATCTATCATACTCTTCACTATTGACATCAAGTTGAGCTTGCGACTCTTCAAGTTGTGATTTTCTATCCTCTAATTCATCTATTTTTTCTTGTAAATTTTCAGGTCTATTCTGAAGGTCATCTCTACCTTTTAGATACTCAAACAAAGCATTTACCTTTGCATTATATGGATTATCTAAATCAGCCCATTCACCACTTTCTCTTCTACCTTGAGCGATTGCAAGTATTTTTGCATTTTCTCTTGCTTTTTTTATTCTCCATCTTTTTGAATTAAAATCAGTAACATATCCATTCGTCTCAACTCCCTCAATTGATTCAATCTCTGTACCAGCAATATTCAATCTACCAGTAATCTTTACTATTGGTCCAAGATTTTTTGTTTCGGGGTAATCTGACAAATCTAGAGGTCCATTAATGATAATTTTTTTACCCTTGAACTTTGGTAATCTTGATAGTCCATTTAAATTACCTGACATCAGCTTCAAATAATGAGTGATTTCATCTTGGTTTGAATATACAAACTCGTCCTCTTGAGCTTGTTCTCTCAAAATTTTGATTATGGAATTTCTTAAATTCATTAAAACATTTTCTTAATAAATATACAAAAGTATATATACTATTTCCTTTTGAAAGGATAATTAAAATATTTATACAATTATAATCTCATTGATATTTATTATTATGGGATGCGGTATTTACCAAATAAAGAATTTAATTAATGATAAAGTCTATATTGGCTCTTCAATAGATATCAATAAAAGACTTTATAAACATTTATGGTCTTTGAAGAATGGTTGTCACGATAATAATCATCTTCAAAATTCATTTAATGAATATGGTGAAAATAATTTTGAATTTTCAGTTTTAGAAAATTGTAGTATAGATGAATTAGTAGTAAGAGAAAATTTTTATATAGAGTTTTTTTGTTCCTGTGACTCTGAGTGCGGATATAATTTGGCAACTGTAAATGATTTCCGAAGAAATTGTTTTATTCAGTCCGTTAAGATTAAAAACTCAAAAAATAATTTATTTAAAAATGGAAACTTTTCTAAATTTTCACTAACAAATATTAAAAATAATGAAACTTTAATTTTTGATGATTTAGTTTCAGCGGCAAATTATCTAATTAATGGGGGATTTACTAAAGGTAATCCTAGAAATGTAAGACAAAAATTATCTTACACATTAAGAAAGAAAAAAATTAACAATGGTAGTAATGGCAGTATCAGAAAAACTTGCTACAAACATAAATGTGAAATAATAAACTAAAAAAAAACAAAAAGATGGCTTGCGGGTGCAAAAACAACCAACAAACTCAGCCTGTTCAACCACAAGGTCAACAGGCTCCTCAACAGCAGAACGAGAACGTTCAACAAGCTGTTCAACAGACTATTGAGAAATATTATCAACAAAAACCAAAAGGTTAATCCTTTTGTATATTTCCGACTAGTCAATAAGAAAGGGGATTTATTTCCCCTTTTTTTATATTTATAGGTAATAAACCATTAACAAAAAATAGTACTAT